TATTATTGTTTGTTCGGGAACAGACATACACTTTAGTAATGATGGTATTACATGGCTTCAGATAAATCGTAGTTCTGTAGCTAATGGTGGTGACAACTATACAGTTTTTACAGGCCGTTCTACGCTCACACGAACAAACCAAGGTCAATGCCAGTTTGCTTTATTTGAAGGTGCTACTTTTGATTATGGCGAAGTCTTTATTGCTGATGGCGCAAATCAAATTTATTCTTTTCGTATGGAAGGCACAGGAGCATTAAGCACTCGTACTTTTTTTGCGAATGAAATTACAGTCAGCGGTACAAACGGCGTAAAATATATTACTGTCCATGATCATCACTTATGTGCGGCAGGAGTAGAAGATAATTTAAATACTATATTTTTTAGTGAGTATAATGATCCAAGTGATTTTTCAAATGGTGCTACAGGCGGTTCAGTAACTATATCAGATCAAATACAAGGAATAAAAGGTTTTAGAGAAAATCTTATTGTATTTGCTAAAAACAGTATTCACAAACTTATCAACATAAATGATAAATCTACTGCCCGAGTAGACCCTATTACAGAAAACGTAGGCTGTCTTAGCGGTTATAGTATTCAAGAATTTGGAGGTGATCTAGTTTTTCTAGCGCCTGATGGTATTCGTACCGTTGCGGCAACAGCGCGTATTGGCGACACAGAGCTTAGTTCTGTTTCAAGACAAATACAAAGTATTATTTCAAACATAACTACAAATATTACAGATTATGAAATTGATAGTTGTGTTATTAGATCTAAATCTCAATATAGGCTTTTTTATTCTGGCCCTAATGCTGATTATTTAGAAGCTAAAGGGGTTATTGCTACTTTTACAGGCCAAGGTTTTGAATGGTCTGAAACACAGGGCATACAAGCTTTTGGTTTAAATTCAACAATTGATATAAATGGCCTTGAAAAAATTTATCATGGCGATAAAGATGGTTATATTTATAATCACGACACAGGAACTTCTTTTTTAGTTAGTGGTTCTGAACAAAATATTACAGCGGTATATGAAACCCCAGATTTAGATTTTGGTGATATAGGAACAAGAAAAACGGTAAAATATGTTCGTACTTCTTTTTCTCCTGAAGGAGATGTTGTTCCTATATTACGAGTAAGATATGACTATAAATCTGTTGATGTCCAACAGCCACCAGACACTACAATTACGGGTATTCCGCTTCCTGCTATTTTTGGAACTTCTACATTTGGTACAGCAACATTTGGAGGAACTAATGATCCAATGGTTCGTACAACTATTCAGGGAAGTGGAAACACAATAAGTTTGAGAATTAAAACAGAAGATAAAAATTTTTCATACGCAGTTAATGGTTTTTATATAGATTATATGCCATCAGGTAGGAGATAATAATGGCTCAAGATTATACAAGACAAAGTTCATTTTCAGATGGCGACACAATTACTGCTTCGTTGTTTAATGATGAATATAATCAATTAGTAAATGCTTTTGCATATTCTAGTACAGATGCAACTTCTACTGGACATCGACACGATGGTACAGCCGCACAGGGCGGTAACATTCCAAAGATTGGCGACTTAGACTTCAACAACAAAATTGAAGTAGACAGCACTAATAATCGTTGGGGATTTTATGTAGAAGTTTCTAGTGCCGCTGTAGAACAAATTCGCATTCAAGACGGTGCAATTGTTCCTGTAACTGATAATGATATTGATTTAGGTTCTAGTTCTTTAGAGTTTAAAAATCTTTACATTGATGGCACTGCAACAATTGATGATTTAACTGTAGATGCTTCAGCGGTTATTGGTACAACCCTTTTGGTTGGTGGTGCTTCTAGTTTTCAAGGAGATGTTACTCTTGGAAATGCTACGGCTGATACTTTAATTGTAAATGCTCTTGTTAATTCTAGTTTTGTTCCTGAAGCTGATAGTACTTGGAATCTTGGTAGCACTTCACTGTATTGGGCAAATGCCTATGTAGACGCTGTTACGACTACAGGTGATGTGGCTATTGGCGGTAATTTAACTGTTACAGGCAATGCAACAATCTCAGGTAATCTTACATTTGGTGATGCAGATACCGACAGTATTACACTAACGGCTGATGTGGCTTCACACATTACTCCAGATGCCGACGATACTTACGATCTTGGTAGCTCTACAAAAGAGTGGCGAAACCTTTATATTGACGGTACAGCTAACATTGATAGCCTTGTAGCTGATACTGCCGACATTAATGCAGGTACAATTGATAATACTGTTATTGGTGGAACCACAGCCGCCGCAGGAACCTTTACCACATTCACCTCTACAGGCATCGACGATAACGCTACCGCTACGCGACTAACTATAAGTAACGGCTTTACGGAATTTGACGCTACAAACCACTACATCAAGTTTAACGGAAGTACCGATAGTTTAAGAGTTGGCACGACAAGTACTGGATATGCTTATTTTATAAATGATGGCCCGTCTGCCGGTACCGGCAATAGCGGTATGGCTTTTTATGACAACGGCGCTGTAGAGCTATGGTCACCGGCTGGTGACGTTATCACGGGTAATTTACGCATAAATTCTTCTGGTGTGGTAACAATACCAAGTGCCGTACTTACTACTGCCGACATAAACGGTGGAACAGCCGATGGCGTTACAATCGGAGGTTCTACACCAGCCGCAGGCACCTTTACTACATTTACCTCCACAGGCATCGACGATAACGCCACGGGCGAACGATTGACGATTACTGATAGCGGAATTGCCATTGGGAATACAGGCACCAATCCAACGCCAATAAACGGATCAACGGCGGTTCACGCTACAGCATCGTTGGGCGCTGAGTTTATTGCAGGAACCAATGACACTGTAATATCCAGCGGCGCATTCATGGGCGGCTATGTATTCAGAAACGCAGATTCAACAGGGTCGCCACCGCACTATGCGGGAATGTGGGCCGAGTCGGCTGATACCTCTGGAAATATGAATCTGTATTTCGCGGCTGGTAGTACACGCTACGAAACTGGGGCGGCACATTTAACGATTGAGTCTAACGGCAACATTAGTGCTACCGGAGATATCACCCTTGGCGACACTATTTATGCCAGAAGCAACTATCAGGCATTTCTAAAACTAAAGGCCGATCAAGTGGGGCTGGCTGGTACGGGTGGGCCGCATGAGTGGCAACTTGAGGCAGATACTTCTGGTAACTTGTCTATAAATTATGACAAAAACGGCACTGCTACAAACGATGTTGTAAGGATAACAAAAGGCACTTCTAGCTCTGACGTAAAGCTGGACTTACCTTCTGGCGGCGAGGCAAATTTTTCTGCGTCTAGTACAGACTTTGGTTTGCGAATTAGCGATGGTGGTGTTGGCGGCAAAACAATTCGTTTGGTAAATAACGGCACAGCAATCTTTTCTCACAATCAGGTACAAGACGTTATTGACATGAGCAATGCGTCATCTGTGACTGTTGCAGGTTTTACCTCCACTGGCATCGACGATAACGCTACGTCTACGGCTATCACTATTGACTCAAGCGAGAATACGACTTTCGCAGGAACGATTACTTCTGGTGACATAACTATTTCGGAAGGCACTCCGCTTTTTCGGATTCAAGACTCTGACGGAACCAATCAATACACTCAGCTTACTAACTCAAACGGCAATACATACTTTGGCTCTAGGAACGACACTGCTGATGGCAATATTCTAATAGGTGGTTATGGCGACGGATTTAATGAATTTGCGAGGTGGGCGGCGTCTGGGCATTTAACTCAAAAAAACAACCTGATTGTAGAAGGGACGTTTACATCATTAGGCATCGACGATAACGCCACAAGCACTGCGATTACGATTGATGCGTCAGAGAATGTTGGTATTGGCGAAACCAGCCCTGACTATCGACTTCATGTAAAAGAAAGTCCAGCAAATGGAGCGTATTCATCCACAACGAACATGGAGGCTACCACTAGATTTCATTCGCAGGAATCAACTACAGGTTCATACACAGCAATACAGCTTGCGGCTAATAATGGAAACGCGGCTTTAGGTTGGTGGAATATAGGAACCGTATCGACTTCTTCAAATTACGATAATCATCTCGTATTTCAAACAAGAACAGGTGCTTCAACTTACGAAGAACGTATGCGTGTTGATAGCTCTGGTGAGCTTCTTCTGTATAGCGGCGCTATAGATTTAACGGATCAAGAAGAACCGTCACTGCCAGTGAGGATTGAAAGCACTGGCACTTTAGGAAATGGCGGGGCTGGTTATGATTCGTCTTTAGAAAATAACGGGCAACTTCAACTGAACGCGGATTCCGTTTTAATTACGGACAATTCTACTTTTACGTCTGGGTTTCCAACCGCATGGAATTTAATTAACAACGGCTTTAGCTGGGGATTAGGGTCTACCGAATATTTCACTATAGCGAGCAATGGAGCGGTAAGTATAGGCGCTCCTGCATCTCAAACCACGCATGAGCTATCGGTTCGTGCTTCTGATTCACCGCGAATAAGCATCGACGACACAAACGGCACAAGCACCAACGTAAACGCGGGTTTGCTTTTGCGCTATGGCACGACCAATGCCGGAAGTTTTAACTATACGAATGGTGCGGACCTTAATGTAACAAACTTTCTCACTGGCGATATTATTTATGAAACGCCAACAGAACATTCATTTACGATTAACGGCACTGAAGAATTAAGAATCACAAATACCGAAACGTCCGTCTTTGGAACGAGCGGCGATATTTTTACGCTTGTTGACACTAACTTAACTGCAAGCGCAAGCAATATCGGCAACATCCGTATTGCGTTTGATGATAGCGCGGGAACCAGAGTGGCCTATGTCGGCACTGCAAACACTGGTGACTTTTTCGTAAACAACCAATATGGATCGACAAAGCTAACGTTTGCAGGGTCTACAAAAATAACAACCATAACTCAAGGCATAAACGTCACTGGAAGCATTGGCGTAAATACAACGCCATCACGGAGCTTGCACGTTAATAGCGGCTCGGAGCAAGTAACGTCGCTTTTTGAATCTGCTGGCGCAAGCTCATATATTGATTTTGCCAACAGCACTACAGCGCAGGGGCGCTCACGCATAGGCGCAGAAGGCACTGATACGCTTGTGTTCAAGACTGAAGGCGCAGAAGCCATGCGTATCGACGCCAACGGTCGCGTAGGAATTAATTACGATAATCCTGATGTTCCTTTTTGTGTCGGTGTCAATGTCGGAAACGTTTTGGCGGCTAGGTTTGGCACTTTAGGCACAGCAAAAGCTGGCGATGATGTTTA